AAATTTCACCACTAAAGGTGACAAACAATTTTTGATCGACTCTATGAAAGCAAAACCAGGTCCCGCTTGGGCTGATTTTGTGGAAGCGGTAAACAACGGGTCAATTTTTTCTATCATCACCGCTCGTGGACACAATCCTAATACTCTAAAAGAGGCGGTTTATAATATGATTGTCTCTGATCACATGGGTATCAATAAAGACTTATTAGTCAAGAATCTAAAAAAATTCCGTGATTTTGTGGGGGATGGTCCAAGAGGAAAACAAGATATGATCCGTGAGTATTTGGACTTACTCAAGTTTTACCCTGTATCGTACAACCAAAGTGAGGGGGCTGCAAGTCCTGAGGAATTAAAGGTCGAAGCGATGAAAGAGTTTATTTCTCACGTAAAGGACCAGGCGAAGAAACTAGGACAGAAGGTATATGTAAAAGACGAAGTAAAAAACAAATTCATACCACAAATAGGATTTTCAGATGATGATATAAAGAATGTAGAAGTTATGAAGAAGCATTTTGAAGATGAACCTAGTTTAAAGACCTATTCTACTGCTGGAGGTATTAAGACTAGATATTAAAGAGAATAAATTTTCCGAAATCAAAGTAAAGAGAAAAAATTTCAAACGGCAGTATTTATAAATAAACAAAATAAAAAGACAAAAAAAAATAACATACCATGGCAGACTTATTAATGAAAATGCCGGTTCCTTACGAACCAAAAAGATCGAATAGATTTATCCTTCGTTTCGACTCCACATTGGGTATTAACGAATGGTTTGTAGAATCTACAGGTCGTCCAAGTATTGATATAAATCCAGTTGAAATTCCATTCTTGAATACATCTACATTTGTTGCGGGTAGATTTAAGTGGAATTCAATCAACGTGAAGTTTAGAGACCCAATTGGTCCATCGGCCACACAAGCCCTTATGGAGTGGGTACGTTTACACGCAGAATCTGTTACAGGTCGTATGGGATACGCTGCGGGTTATAAAAAGAATGTGGACCTCGAGATGTTGGACCCAACAGGAGTTGTTGTGGAAAAGTGGATTCTTGAAGGTACTATGATTACTAAGACCGCATGGTCTGAGGCTAACTACGGTCAAGATACATTGGCTACTTTGGATGCGACACTCCAAATGGACCGTTGTATCTTGGTTTACTAAGGTATTTACTTTTTATTGTTGATTAATAAGCAACTCATGGTATAATTAACACAGGGACTAATACCCTGTGTTTTTTTTTTTATGGAAAATGATGTAAAAATGTACGGACAACAAGAATTTTCACTTCCACATGATGTGGTGAAACTTCCGTCTGATGGAAAATTTTATAAGAATAAACAAAAAAGTGTCAAAGTCGGATACTTGACCGCGGCTGATGAAAACATCATTATGGCAGCAAAACCCGATGAAATGATTATGACGCTTTTGAGAAGTAAGGTTTATGAACCAGACCTTCGTCCCGATGATATGCTCAACGGAGACATCGAAGCGATTCTCATTTTCCTAAGAAATACATCTTTTGGTAGTGAATATAAAATCCAAGTTACAGACCCTGCAACTGGAAAGAAATTCGCGAGTGAAATCCATTTGGATGAATTGGACATACAAAAAAGTGAGGTTGAACCTGAAGAAGACGGTTGTTTTTCAGTTCGTCTACCCAAGTCAGGTGTTCAGGTAAAGATTAGACCACTAACTTACAAAGAGGTGGTTGACATCAACAAACAAGTTGAAAGTTACCCTGCAGGTCGAGTTGCTCCAAAAGTGACATGGAAACTTCAAAAACAAATTGTATCCGTTGAAGGTGATGGGTCCCTTCAGACAATTTCCAAGTTCATAGAGGGATTACCTATTATGGATTCGAAATTCATCAAAAACTTTTTGGATCGAAATGAACCCCGTCTTGATCTTAGAAGATCAGTAATTGCCCCGTCAGGAGAAAAAGTAACCGTCGATGTTACTTTCGGGGCAGAATTTTTTCGCGTTTTCTTCTGATTATAACAAATATAAACTTGACGAGTTCATATTTTTAGCTCGACACCTTCACATATCATGGACGGAATACCATAATATTCCAACCTATGCGAGAAGGTATTTGGTTGAGACAGTCTTAACGTCTCTCAAAAAAGATTAATTATTCTATTTATAGACAATAGAAGTTAGTCTATGCAAGCACAAGGTACCCCACCACCTCCACCACCGAGTAATAACAACCCGAGTGTTGTTACAAAAATACTTGATCAGTTACAACAGGCGGTAGAAAATTCTGTTGCAACAATTAGTGCACGAACTGTTGCTTTAGAAAGGGATTTCACCGCATTCAATGCAAGGTTTGCTGGTGAATTAGGGCAAACCCAACAAGCCATTATTGGACTACGTGAAGAAATTGCCATCGCAACACCTGGAGTTGTTGGTTTGGGTGGTGATCTACAAGATGTTTTTGATATACAAAAATCCATCGCTCAAGAGCTCAACACAAACTTAATTTTACTTGGTGAAACAACAACAGATCTGTTTGCCGCAGCAACAGCGGTTGGCGTCTCAAGTGATAAGGTTGGTGAAATGGTTGGATCGTTTCAGGATGCGGGTATTCAGGCTGGTTTAGTAAGAGACAGAATACAAGAAACGGTTGATATTGCACGCTCGGTTGGAGTTAATACAAGTGCAGTGTTTTCTTTAGTTGAAAAGAATTTAGGCGCTCTAAACGAGTATGGGTTTGAAGATGGTGTTGCCGGTCTTTCAAGAATGGCGGCTCAGGCGGCGATGATGAGGACTGATATGAGTAAGACATTTGTCTTTGCAGAAAGAATCTTCAGTCCTGAGGGTGCTATAAATGCAGTTGCTGCCTTTCAAAGAATGGGTGTTGCCGTTGGAGACTTAGCAGATCCATTTAGATTGATGTATTTGGCATCTGAAGACGTTGAAGAACTTCAGAATCAAGTAGTCAAAATGACTCAATCAATGACATACTTTGATGAGGAGACAAAAGAGTTTAAGGTATTCCCTAATGCAAAACGAGATTTGAGAGAAATTGCCAATGAAACTGGTATTGCTCAAGACGACCTAATAAAAATGTCGGTGGCTCAACAAAAACTAAACATGATTGCCAAAGATTTCAGAATTAGTGGTATCGATGAAGAGTCTCAACAATTTATTGCCAATTTAGCAACATATAGTAAAGACAGAGACGGGTTTGTGGTAAAAATAGGTAAGGATGAAAAATTGATAACTGAATTGACTCAGGATGACATTGATCAATTACAAAACCAACCTGTAACTCTCGAAGAATTGGCTTTAGCCCAACTTACCGAAGACGAGCTCCAAACTGCTTTATTACAAAAACTAGTTGATTCATTTGCGGCACCAACCGCAGCGTCAAGATTGGCTACAGATCCAAGAGAAATTACAAGAGGTATTTTAATGGGGGCGAGTGAAACTCTCAATAGAAGTTTTGGAAATCAAAGAGCCGGTATAGAATCTGTGAACAGAGCCTTAGAGAGTAATAGTGAAGCTTTGTTGAAGTTATTGAGTGGAGAAGGGTCTTTTGCGGAACTTTCACAGACAGTATTGAAAACAACCACATCAATAGAAGAAGGTTTCGGACGAGTATTCCAAGGATTTGTGGATACGGATTATTCAGATATTATTAAAAAATATACGTCTTCTGGTAACATAATTTATGAAGCTGCAGAGAAGGCATATAATGGTATCACAACATTATACAAGAAAATAAGTGATTATACGGTAGAAACCGTAACTCCGGCAGTAGATAAATTAACTGCATCTAACAGCAAAACTTTAGTAGAATTCACCGATCTCAAATACACAGGAAACCTGAATGTAACACTAACCACACCAACGGGTACTGAACAAAATTTTGCGGTTACTGACAAAATGGCGTTTGATTTATTCCAAAACCCAACGTTCCAAAAATACAACCAAATGGCGATTCAGTCCGCTTTATCACAAAATAACTATTCTGCCCTACCTAATACGGCATAAAAAAATCAACTGATCCTATTTATAGTAATACGTAAAAAGGATGCCAAGTAACTTATCATTTGCAGCGACAAAAGCGATACGAGAAAAGTTATTGCTCAGGAATTTAAAACCCTACTCAAAACCAGGGATTTTTAGTCCTCAGTCACAACCTGCAACAGGAGAACTTATTCAGAACGATTACAACGTAATAGATTCACCTGATGTCCTTATTGACGCTAACCCTTACGTCAATGTATTAGGGGTCAAAAATGAATTTGGACCCGACGGTGGATATAGTTTAGATATTGCCGGACTTATATCAACAGCCCAAAATACCCCCAACCAAGGACCGTATGGTGCATACCCCCCCTATACCGATGCCTTAGAAGTATATTCAACAACCTTTCAGAAGAGACAATACATCAAAAATGAATATACCCCTGATATCGGATATATTAGATACTACGATATTGGTGATATTATTAAGGAACAAAAAAATGCTACATATTGGGAACCACCCAGTTTCAGACCATCTTTATATTCTCCATATGCAATCTTGATTCAAGAAGACCCTGCCGGTGACGCTGGTGTGGTTTCACAAGACTCAAGGATGATGCAAATAGCCGCCGAGAGAGCCAAGTATAGTTTTCAACAAAGAGTCAATCAGAACGTAAGAACTGAGACTATTGGTCGTGTAAACATATTAAATGGACTGCAAGACCCTGTGAATTTATCACAAATTCTTGCGGGTAGAAGACCAATCATAGATAGGGATTGGAAGATCACCTCAGGGGGAGGAAATATTCTATCTCAAGGACAAGATATTGTTCAGAGAATAGCTGGATTTACTCTACCATTTTCACCAATCCCTGGTGATTATTTCGAACAGGATAATATCCAAAGAGATTTCGATACCACACAATCATTAGGACAGGCACAAGGTGGTATTGTTGCTAGAATAGTTGGGGGATTATTTGGACTGAGAGGTTCAAGACCTAAATCACCATCACAGGTATTCTTGGATTATACAGGCGCGGGTCAAAGAGCGCAACTCACATCCAACTTGGATCTCAACAGATATAGACCACAGTACAACACTGGTGGTACGGGTATAATATCTGCCTTAGGAAACGCCATTAGAGCGGCATTCGCCGCCGACAACGGTGCCGGTTTTTATTATGTCGGAAGTCCTGAAAGAGAACCACAATACTTGGTATCACCTCCTGGTGAAGTTCCGATAGATCCATTTGGTCAACAAGTGTTGGCGCCAGTCTACGGACCCGACATTTTGGGTAAAGAATACGAAGGTCCTGATCAGAACTTCCAATTTGGATTGGCAGGAAGAGCCTTTGAAGATGATGGAAGTCTTTCAGGCGGATTCTCATGGGTAAACGGAAAATGGGCACCAAATGCTGGTAGAAGACAAAGACCTGGTGGTGATTATGGATTGCAAGATCCCGATTATCCTTTGATTGCAGGACCGTTTGAAGGAACACAATCGATCAATTACGAGTTCACACCTGGATCAATTTTAGATGATACACAACGACTTATTGATTCTGTTCCCAACACAGGTGCAAGATTCGGACACGTGGGCAATGCCATCGATCAAACATCCAAAGTGTTCTTTGATGGTTACAAAGAAATCACCAAAGGTTCACAAGTTATAAAATACTCTGATGGACAAGAAAATGTCGGTATCGAATACTGTAGAATATTCACAAAAGATACCCCTTATTACACATTTACAGATCTACAAAAGTATGAAGGTAATATAAGAAAGTTCAAATATTCAATTTTGGACTCCACCTTCAACTTGAACATAACCCCAACTAAAGGGAGCGACTCAACCAATATCATAGACGGTAAGGTAACCAAATATATGTTCTCTATTGAGAACTTGGCGTGGAGAACAGGAAGTAGACCTGGTTTTAGATACAACGACCTGCCAACGTGTGAAAAAGGTCCCAACGGAGGACGTATCATGTGGTTCCCACCATACGATCTTACCTTCAGCGAGGACACCACCCCCCAATTTAATGAAACATCGTTCTTGGGACGACCTGAGCCTGTTTATACCTACAAATCAACACAAAGAAGTGGAACCCTAAAATGGAAAATCATTGTTGACCATCCGTCAATTTTGAATCTAATTGTTCAAAAGGTGTTGGCAAACGAGGGGGATAGACCAAAAGTTGACTCTATTGTAAACTCATTCTTTGCGGGTTGTAAAAAATATGATTTATACGAACTGGCAAAAATCTATAACACAGTACCTCTAACGGAACTACAGGCTTGGCAAGAGGTGGTAAACAATCCAAACACCACGAACGAACAGATGAAGGATACTATGAATGCCCTTCAACCTACAGAAACCGTAGTTCCAACAGGTGGGGGATCAACAGAGGCAATACCCGTTGATTTATTGGTGTCATATGAGAAAAATGGGTTTTACTTTGACAATGATATTCCTGGTAGTAACCCACAGTTAACGACTTCCACTGACTTTCAGACAACATATAATTCCTACACCTCAGCGGCAAATAAAACAGTATATCAGAGTAGAGCCGCTCAGAAACAAAGTGTTTCGTCATTTTTTACAGATACTGTAGAACAAAATTATTCTCAAATTCAAGAATTGGGTGTAAAGATATTTGAGATATTAAATCAAAAACAAGCCTCTAAAGTTGTTGTTGATCTTATTGGTAGTGCTTCATCACCTCAGACTGTTGATTACAACAATAAATTATCATCACGAAGAATCAGCTCTGTTGAAAATTTCTTCAAGACGTTTACCTTCCCTGGTAATGTTAGTTTGACGAAATTTATTGAAGAAGGAAAAGTTGTTTTCACAAGAAAACCACAAGGAGAACAAAGTACTGCGACACCTAAAACGGGGTCACAAACTTTGGGTCCGTTCTCATGTACTGAAAATCTTACAGGAAATGATAAAATCTATTCGGTTCAGGCGATGGCATGTAGAGCGGTTATTATCAATAAACTGACTATAGAACCAATTGTTGAGCAACCAACACCTAACAATGATGGTGCAAATATTAATTTGTTAGCAGATGGTAAAAAACCACAACCAATAAAACCTGGACAAGGAAATACCCAAGCGATACAACAACCAACTCAATATCTTTATAAGGGAGCGTCGAAAAAACTTCTAAGATATTTGTTGAGTGAATGTGATTATTTCGAAGTCATGAAAGCTTCAAATCCATTCATCTACGATTCCATCAAAGAAAAAATCAAATATTTCCAACCAGCGTTCCATTCAATGACACCTGAAGGTTTGAACTCACGTTTGACCTTCTTACAACAATGCACAAGACCGGGAGATACGATACCTACAATTGGACCAAACGGTGAAAAATTATATAACGATGCCACCAATACTTCATTCGGTGCACCACCCGTTTTGGTTTTAAGAATCGGTGATTTTTACAATACGAAAATTATCCCAAAAAGTATCAACTTCACCTACGACAAAACTTTTGATATGAATCCAGAAGGAATTGGATTCCAACCTATGATAGTTGATGTGTCAATGTCTTTCAATTTTGTTGGAGGTATGGGATTAAAAAATCCAATTGATACATTACAGAATGCTTTATCATTCAATTACTATGCTAACACTGAGATGTATGATGAAAGGGCTGAAGCGACCGAAGATACAACAAAATTAGATAAAGAGATAATTCAGGCGATCAAAGATCAAAATCCTACAGTAGGCACTACAAATACTCAAAATAATTTGACAACCGATGGGGGTAACACTATTGGTGTACAGACTGTAACTGGTTCCACACCAAATGGTGTAACAGGTACTATTGAATACAAGACCTTCATGAACGCGTTGGTAGACCAAACCAAAGACTACTTCAATGGAGGTTTGACTTATTTTGAGAATATATTAAACAACTACAATTATGGTATTTTGGCGTTGGTTAATGATACCTCTGGTAAAAATGTTGGATATAATACAGGTACCATAAATGGTAATACGACCGCAATTATTGGTAAGAGTTTACAGGTTCAAAGTAATGTATCGAACTCGTTTGACAAACTTATAAAGGCAATTGACGGTGGGGACATACCAATATTTACTGATCCTGTGTTTACCAATCCACTTATAACTAACGCTCAGAAAAGATTATTCAAGAAAAACTATAAAGATTTTATAAACACATACAAAAATAATTTTGCTGACGGGGTTATTGAAAACATTTCAACAATTGTTCAAATTCAGCAAAACTTGGTGTTCAATTTTGATAGAATTAATTTTGTTTTGAACGGACCAACACCGGGGTCAAATGGTTATGATGGTAAAGTCAACAAACAGAATATTGCGGAAATTTTTATAACCACGGGGACTACCGAAGTTTTTGAGGGAAATCCATACAATACCTATTCTAAATTAGGTAACGATACAACCGCCTTGGCGACAAATGTAAACGATTATATAACTCAATTAACGACTGCGGAAATTTATGTTGGAAATTCTTACAGTAAATCCACAGGTGCATATACTCCACCGGCGAGTGAAAATCTTACAAATACTCTCCTACCAACAGACTATGCAAAGTTGGAATTTATGATGATGTCCAAAGCGATGTTAAAAGATAATAAACAAACTTTTATAGATGCTTTAAAGACAGGTTTGGATCAAGCAACACAAAACGCCGTGGACTTCTATTACGACGGTTTGAATAACTCGGCGTCAAGAAATAGTGTTTGGAAACGAGTTTATGATCAAAATAAAACTTTGATAACAAACTTTAAAACTTCTACCGTTGGATTATCTTTTGTTGAATATACCCCATCATTTGGTAAAACACTCAATAGAATCACTTTGTTTGAAACGACATTGACCGCACCTAATAATATCAAAAATTCATTACAAAATTTATATCTGGCCAAAAATGATTCCTCACAAATAAATCCATACAACCTAAAGAAAAAGTTCAACTAAGATGCAAAGTTATTATAACAGATATCAACAATTTTTTGTGAATGGTGAACAGACGGTTGTGCCTTTTATTCCACTTCCATCAAAAACGTCAGACCAAAGGTATGTTTATCGAGTCGGAATAAGTAGATTGGATAAGATATCTCAGGAATATTATGGAACCCCATTTTTTGGATGGTTGATTCTTCAAGCAAATCCTGAGTATGGAGGATTGGAATGGAACATACCGAATAACTCTGTGTTGACTATTCCGTTCCCGCTTGTATCATCATTACAAGACTATAAAAATGGTGTAGATAACTATTTCTTCTACTATGGCCGATAACTTAGGAAATAATAATAATATTTTTGTAGATTTCGATTGTCAAAACATCATATTGGTTGATCCCAATAAAACTCAAAATGATGATGGGACAGTTTCGGAGAGAAAATTAGCGCACGAAGATTTGGTAATGTATGCTAACTTGGAAGCTAGAGTTATTCCAAGAACAAAGTTGGCTGTTGGAGCCCCAATATCTGACGCCATCAGAAACGTTCCGTTAGCGTCAATCAACTTCCTTAGACCAGGTGGAAGAACTCAATTACGAAATGACTACTTAGATGAAATAACAGGATTGAATTCTGTTAATGGTAAAGGGACAAATCAGCCAAGTAAAAATGAAATCAAACAAGAAAGTAAAACAAATGAGTTTTACATTTCCCAAAATGTAATAAATCCACTTGACACAGGACTTTTAGGTATTGAATCGATAAGAATCAAAAATACAAGGAGTGCTACACCAACAGTGGAGATGGTACTAGTTGACACACAAGGACGTGCCTTATTCGAGAAAGGTGAAAACTCTGAATATGCCGCTTTTTTCAATTTACCGTATCCAATATTTTACCTAACCCTAAAAGGTTATTATGGTAAAGCAATTAGGTATCAGCTTATCCTGACTAATTTTTCTGCGGCATTTGAAGGTAATACCGGAAACTATCGTATTAATCTTACTTTTTATTCATACAAGTACACCATTTTAGCCGAAACTCAAGTCGGGGCTATGTTTGCATTACCATACATGTATTCCTCAGATTTTAGAGTACAAAATTCAGGGCAAGAACCACCGGCAGTACAAGCTGCTCGAGCCTCCTTGGGTAATACCCTTACCGGCACCCAAGTAATTCGATCGACCAAGGGATATTCGGCCATAAAGAACATGTATGCTCGATATAAGGCTCAAGGATTGATTGATAAAGATTTGCCTGAGTTATCATTCCCCGAGTTATTAGCGAGACTCGAACTACTCGAAAGAAATATCATCCAAGGGTTCGGACAGGCGGACTTCAGTCCATTATCGGATGTACAAAACTACAATAAGTTATTGACCGATTTGTATAACGACGTTTATTCTTCAAACGAAAATTCGTGGTATTCAAGATATATCGATAAAGATAATGTATTCGTTTATAAGTCTAAAGTAGAAGATACACCACCGAATGAAGATCCCGAGGAGTTATTTGTTTATCTTTTTAAAAACAATGTGGCAAACAGTAGTCAGGCGACTATCGATGCGTATTCTCAGCTCAAACAACTTGTTGATTCATACAAAACCGCTTTAGGAAAAAATCCAACTCTTGGTATCAATGGTTCTTTTACTATCGATGGGGTAAAAAACGATTCCACTAAAATATCCGCAATAAATAAAATATTTGTAAATAATCCATCGAACAGTGTTGACCAAAACAATGCGCTTATTGAGGATACATTCAGAAAGGCTATTTCAGTCAATGATATAGATTGGGAGGCAACCTATGTCGCCAGAAATAAAAGGGAAGGTAGTGCCATTGAGGTTTTGAATTTGAAAACTCAATCCGCACAATATTTTAGACCAACACAAACTAATCTCGGGGGACAAGCGGTGATGTACCCAACGTATAATTTTGTTTTTGATGGTAAAAATAATTTCAATGGAATAATTCAACAAATTACCAATGAAGTTAATAAAAATAAGGAAAAAATTGTTGTCGCGTTAGGGGCATTTTTGGAGAAAAAAATCGAAGGTCCAAATGGTTTAGGGTTTAGACCTTCACTACGAAATATTATGGCGATGATATTTGCCTCCATTGAAGGTTTTTATCTTTTATTAGATGATGTCCATACCGATGCTTGGGCTCAAAGACTGAATAGAAAAAGAAGAAACGCAATATTGAATCCGACAATATCATCAGCAAGTGCGGATTCAAATCAAAATACCCCAACAACTTCAGCACCAAGTCTGGCGAATATACCTGTTTATCCATGGCCTCAATATTTGGTGAATACCAACTCTCAAGATGATGAACCATTTGAAATAAGATATCCAGGGGAACCAAGTCAAATTTCTAAGACTGGTGCAAATGATTACGTTGCTTGGCCTGAGGTCGAGTTTGTTGAAGAATACATAAAAGGAATTGCTAAAACGTTAGATTCTCCACCAGCACCAAATGGAAATGCGAATCTGTCAAGAACGATCAATCGTTTGTCTCTAAACGCGGTTGAATTCCCTATGACTAATTTCCCATATTCTGATTATCAAAATGTGAAATTCTTGTACGAAATATACGAGAGAGTTTTATTGGCTTCGTTTTATGATCGACTGTCAAAAAATCAGGAAGATAATTTTGAAATATACAAAACTCTATCTGATATAGAAAACGTAAATATTCAAACCGCTTTGTTAGGTGCTAGCCCCCAATTGACGAAAATATTGAAGAATGTTGCTCTATCACCTGTAAATTATTTGACGGTGTTGAGGAACTCATCTAACGACGGTACTGGTCCAAGTTGGCAACAATTTATCAGGGGTTTATTCACCTCTGACTATTTGAGAGCCATTACTGATAAAGACTATGGTATTTTACCTAATACAACTTTTTCTAATTCGTCTGATTCGACCACACAGAATGTTGATTCACTTACCAAGGTTGATCAATTCATAAAATCTACTAAATCAACACAGACTGACATTGCAGATTTATATCCATTTGTAGATCCGAATTGGACTAAATTTAACTTATCAACTTTCACATCTAATCCTAACGGTCCTACGACTAATGAAACAGCATATCTTACTACCAAAAGTCTGTATTTGAATGACAGTAAAAAGTTTATTACAAACTTTCAAAATGGACTAACTCAAAATCAAAATAGACCTTTTACGAGTGGGGAATACTTGACAGTTAATTTACCTGAAATAGAGAACGTGAATGGTCAAATTAAGAGTTTCGATACCTTCTATTTAGAAAGAACAATTTCGGGTAACTATTTGGTCACAGAGGGTCCAATCAGATATGAGGATAAAACAGGAAGAGTCGTTGCAGATCAAACGACATCAATGTTGAATACCCCGATATTTGTAAATTCAATTGTAGATGCGGTAACAAGACAAAAGAGTGGAGACCCAAATGCTTACATTCTTCCAGCCTATTTGTTCCTAAATTCTTTACCACTGAGTACTTTCAGAGAAAGGTATAAAAATGTCACGCCAACTCAAAACGAGGATTTGGATTATATTTTTGCCACTATGACTAAGTTTGGTGGTATTCATAAAGTTCCCTACGCTTGGGTTTTGAAGTATGGTTCAATATGGCACAGATACAAAAAGTGGATTGAAACAAACACTGATATTTTGAATCCAATTTGGAATAATGTAAATTATTTCGATTTATACGATCCAACCACCCAAAATTTACAAAAGACATATACTTTTCAGAACCAAAAAAATCAGACTATTGATATTATAGGTCAGAATACAGTTTCCAACTTCGGAATAGACTTTTCTCTAATGAACGTTGGTTTTTATCCCAAATTAATTAACGATTATTATTACATTTTCACTGGTCAAGATTTGTTCACTACTTATAGTAATTCGGAGTTTCAATCGGCGGTTGCGGAAGGGATGAACATTGGTAACATTTCAAAAAGTTCTATTGAATTACCCTTGGGTTTTGATAACCAAGTTCCAAATAGATTACTCAAATTGGCGACATGGTACGTTAGTTTCGATTCCAAAGACTCGGCTAAATTTAGTAGACAAACTCAGAATCAAACAATCGTTATACCGTCTTTTGGTAGTACCATCAATCAGACTGCGGATGAATGTTTTGTGAATACACCTACAGGTAAGACATTGACCCAAGAGGTATTCAACAACAGAGCGGTTTATGATGGAAGTGCAAGACCATTTTGGATTTCACCCAACTACGGATACTTTGAGTTACCAAGTATTACTCAACCCCGATACGATGAATACTTCAAAGAAATTCTTCCAAATACTACCAACCAAGATCCGTTCCAATTACAAAATGAATATAGTAATATTGAAGAAATATTCGGAGTGTTAAAAAGGGAGATTTTAGATGAAATGGAAAATGAATTCTTAAATTTCTGTACACCTCAAACAGAATCTAATTTGGATTTATCCATTTTAGTAAACAAGAACTTCCAAACCCTATTCCAAGAAATGATGTCAATCGACGTTGTTAGTAACCAATTACCTTACGAAGATTATGTGAGGAAAGTAGGAACGGCTCAGGCTGAAAAAATTACTAACACTGTTCGAACGTTTTTAAATTATGATGTGGCCTTGAAAATTGGAAACCCAAGTAATTTCAATAGAAGATTATGGGGTAGTTTCACAACTAATCCAACAAATCAAGTGTTCGATGGTTTCACATGGAATGCCTATATCAACGGTAGTTTACCAACAGTAACTGGTACAACAACTTTAGTTAATTCTATTGCGGCTAATCCAACAGCATGGCAAAACATGTACACTTACGTAGGTTTTGCCACAACATCAGGATTAGAATATTCAAATACGGGTAGTTACTATACTGATTTCTTCGTTGATTTAAATATTGAATTTACATCAGAAAACGTACAAAATTTTGCACCACTCATCAAAATTTACGGAACACAGAAGTTGTTAGCAAATGGACAATATAATTCTCAGAACTTTACTCAGGACATCAACCAATATTTTGAGGATGGTGATGAATTTATCAATCAAATACTCACACAATTATTTTTTAGTTTACAAAAACAGTTACCGAATGTTGAACAAAGTAATGAAAAACCAATTTTAAGTGCACTCGATGGTAACCAACAAAAGATTGATTTGTGGGAAACATTCAAAGCATTTAATGACAAATGGATTGCGGGTGGAGAGTTTAGAGAAAGAACTTTATTCCAAGATGTTTTGTTCTTGGATAGGGCTAATAGAGATATTGGTGACACCGTTTTGACGGACGTGATAAAGTTAAAACAATTTTTGTCAGGATCTACAATAACAAATGCGAGGGTAATAGATTTTGTTAGTAAAATATTTGTCGACAACAAATTTTTAATGATGCCGATGCCGGCATATATAAATTTTTGGGGTGTTGGCGAAGTTGTTAATGGACAGAGACCAAGAACAGAAACAAGTCAGGATATGGCTAATTCATTGTTTGGTACTTTTTTAGAAGTTGATTATAGAGAGTCGTCACCAAAACTTGTTTGTTATTATGTGGGAAAACCTTCCGAACACTTAGATTTTAAAGCTAATGAAAATTACGGATGGAGATCAGACTCGTTTGATTTCAGATGTGGTGGAAATCAACCATTATCAGTAGAAGTCACTGAAGAAACAAAGTTTGCTAACTCTAATAAGGTTGTAGGATTCAATGTTGATTTTGGTAATCGAAATCAAGGAATTTTTTATAGTATTCAGTTGGATCAAAACGGTGCCGCGGCTACGACAGAAGCCAATAGAGTTATCACTGACATGGCACTACAAGCGGGTGGTAAAAGAGCCTCCCCTCAAAGTGTGTCCCTTTACAACTATTACAAAGTTAGAAGTTATGAGTGTAGAGTAGAATCATTAGGTAATGTTATGATACAACCAACAATGTATTTCAATCTTCAACACGTACCGATGTTTTATGGACCTTACATGGTCCAGTCGGTTGAACACGTAATTCAACCAGGTGACTTCAAAACCTATTTCACCGGTATGAGAATGCCGGTAGCATCTATTCCAAAAATTACAGATCAACTGGTTAGTCTTAATGAAAACTTGTTGAGTGAATTGGTACAACAGGTTCAAAGACTGAAAGAAACTGAAGCACAAACTGTGTCAAATAATGTTATTTCTGTAGGTAATTCTATCAGAAGTAATCAGACATTTGCACCAGCTTCACCGGCAAGATGTGTGGCTGATATGCAGGTTGCAAACGTTAGATACCGTAACTATCAGGGGATTGAAACTACAAAACGTGAAATTACATACGCAGATTTGGCAACTAAGATTAAGTCGAAAGTTACGGATAATGCTCTACGTGGTATAGTATTCTTCACGGCTTATCTAAATGGTCATGATGATAATAAGTTTATCACTTGGGATTATGATTTAGGGGGCACTCCGTTTGGAGGGACTATTTATAGTGGTATCTCTTATAGTGAACGTAGAGTGTTCTTCAGACCTGAATATGGTTGTAGAACAACTTCAAATGGAATATCTGTTCCATATGCGGTTTTTGACTCATATGAAAATTCAATCGATTTTATAAACGATTATTTCAAAACTTTATATAATAACACAAGTTCAGTTTCACAGACAAAATTAAATTGGACTACAAAACAAGATTACATTGCTAGCTTGGTTATATTATGGACTGAATGGTGGCCGACAAAAAAGTTTCAAACCGCTGAACAATATGCGAATTGGTTGAAAGCAAATGAAGGTGTGGTCAAGAGTTTGGGTAAACAAGCGGAAGAATCGGTCGAGAAAGCAATTTCTTTGGGACTTATTAACTTTTAATGATATTTATAGATAAAAAAACTTATGGACATTAAGAAACATTTGGATTCTTATCTTGGTAAAAACACAAGATTTTCCGAAAAAGCCACAGGTAACGGTTATACAGAGGTTTGTGATTTAGACACTGGTGACTGTTTTACTATTAGAGATCGTGATGGATTGATAGAACGAGTTGACAACACGATGAGAACTAATAGGAGAGTTCAAGTAGAAACTCCACAGGGTGTTAAACAATTATTAAACGGATAATAAAATGACTAAAGTAGATAAAAAAATTCTTGAAGAATTATCAAGACACAATTCTATAAACAAATATATCATGGAACAAGATGCGGCGGTTGCTGCAGATGCAGACACTGATGTCACAGACGCAGAACCTGAAGTAGGTGCTGATCCCACAATCGACAACACTCCGGCGGCAGAACCTGAAGTGATTGATGTTAACCAAGACTCTGAAGTTGAAAAGATTTCGGATAGTGGTGAGGTGGAATCAACGGAAGAATCTTCAAGTGAAGAATTAGACATTACTGATTTAGTTAATTCACAAAAATCGATGGAGGAAAAACAAACCGAATATTTTGACTCCATGTTTCAACAATTGAACCAACTTCAAAGTAAACTGAGTGAAATGGATAATCTTGTATCTCAATTGAATTCTTTGGAACAAAAGATTGAAAAGTACAGACCGAAAACTCCTGAAGAAAAGTTGGAGTTACGAAGTTTAGATTCAGGTCCTTTTCAACAAAAACTATCCGATTTTTTTTCAGACAAACAACAGGAAATGGAAAAGACAGGTAAGAACGAGTATGTTTTGACTTCCGATGAAGTTACAAACTTTACACCATCCGAGATATCTAAGACATTTGATGATTACGGTTCAGAACCAACTGGTACCAAATTCAAAATGAATTGATTTTACAAAAAAATATACTATGATTAAGGGGTCACATTGTGACCCTTTTTATTTGGCGAATAATTTGACGAAACAATAAATTTGGCGTATAATTCTTATGTCTAACAATTAATTTTTTACAAACATGGCAAGTCCACTTGACGCAGTTCTCGCTCAGTACGAGAAAAACACCCAATCCTATGACAACTCAGGAAAGATGTCACAGGAAGAAAGAATGAAGAAATACTTTGCTTGTATCCTACCGCAAGGTCAGGCACAAGGGCAACGTAGGGTCCGAATTCTCCCCACTAAAGATGGTTCATCACCTTTTGTTGAAGTATTTTACCACGAACTACAGGTTGGTGGTAAGTGGCAAAAGTTCTATGATCCAGGAAAAAATGATAACGAACGTTCACCATTGAACGAGGTTTACGAAGAACTTATGGCTACCGGTAAGGAGTCGGATAAAGAATTGGCTCGTCAATACAAGTCACGTAAATTCTATATCGTAAAAGTTGTAGATCGTGATGCTGAAGAAGAAGGTGTAAAATTCTGGCGTTTCAAACACAACTATAAAAACGAAGGTATCTTAGATAAGATTATTCCTATTTGGAGACAAAAGGGTGATATTACTGATCCCGAAAAAGGACGTGACCTGATCATTCAATTAGTGAAACAAAAAACCCCCGGTGGGAAAGATTACACTTCAATTCAAACTATCATGCACGACGACCCATCACTACTCCATACAGATGAAAGTACTATGAAGGAGTGGTTGGCTGACGAACTAACTTGGCAAGACGTCTACTCAAAGAAACCAGTTGAATATTTGGAGGCAATTGCACGTGGTGAAGAACCTCGTTGGGATTCCGAAACTGGTAAGTACGTTTACGGTGATGATGCATTACTTTCTATGGGTGGTGGTAAATCAACCGAACTTGCAGATCCACAAGCAGGTGCTGATCCTGACGAAGATCTACCGTTCTAAACTCAGAGTGGTGCTGACATTTGTTGGCACCATTCTTTTTTTATATAATCTAAATGGCTAAAATAGTAAAAATATCACCAGTCTTTCGTTACTACGAAATTGAACTTACTGAAGAACAGCAAAAAATCTATGAAGAAGTTCCACATGAATTTATAGAAGATATTGTAAAAGACGAAGATTGGGTTTATATTGAAAGTACTGTCGGAGCAAACGAATACGAATACAAAAAATAATATGGCATTAAAGAAAAATGATTTCTCATCTCTGAAGAAGAAGTTCTCTACTTCAGCAAAATACAAACCCCAAAGATTCTTTGACTTGGGTAAAGAATTCTTGGAGGCGGTTGGTCTCCCTGGTCCTGCTATGGGACATATCAATATGTTCTTGGGTCACAGTGATACTGGAAAGACAACAGCTCTCATCAAGTCTGCTGTAAGTGCTCAGAAACAAGGAATTCTTCCTGTCTTTATTATCACAGAACAAAAGTGGAGTTTTGAACACGCTCAACTTATGGGGTTTGAATGTCAAGAAGCTGTGGACGAGGAGACTGGTGAAATCGATTGGGATGGATTTTTTATCTTCAATAACAACTTTAGTTACATTGAACAAATCACTGATTATATCAATAGTCTCTTGGATGCTCAAGAGAAGGGTGAATTGGAGTATGATTTGTTGTTCCTTTGGGATTCAGTTGGTTCAATTCCATCCAAAATGACTTTTGATGGTAAAGGTGGTAAGCAGCATAATGCAGCCACTCTTGCTGATAAGATCGGAATGGGTATCAACCAACGAATTTCAGGTTCACGTAAAGCAGAATCAAAGTATGAAAACACTTTGGTTATCGTGAACCAACCATGGGTTGAACTTCCAGATAATCCATTTGGACAACCCAAAATCAAAGCTAAGGGTGGTGAGTCAGTTTGGCTCAATTCATCTTTGGTTTTCTTGTTTGGTAATCAAAAAGGTGCTGGTACCACCAAAATTACCGCAACAAAAGACAAGAGAACGGTAAAGTTTGCAACCCGATCAAAAATCTCCGTTATGAAAAACCACATCAATGGATTGGGATACGAAGACGGTAAGATTATTGTTACCCCCCACGGTTTCTTGGCAGGAAAGGATACCACTGAAGAAAAGGCTTCGATTGAGTCTTACAAGAAGGAGTACTCTGATTATTGGAAGGAAATCATCGGTTCTGACGGGGATTTCTCCCTTCACGAGGAGAGAGATCCTGAGATATTGTAAGAAGTTG